GCGCCGCCATTAATATCTGGCCTTGCGTATGTTGATAACCAACTTATTGCTTCAAATGGTTTTAATCTAGGTATAACAAAATCATAGACACCATACGTTTGTTGTATGTATTTAACTTTTTTAGGATTAACTTTTAATCCATTGAATTCATCCAAAAGTAAACTACTTACAATGTCGGATATTACTGTTCCTTTGAAGGATTTTGAAACCTTCAGTTGTTCGGACAAAAACAATTCTTCCGATGAAAAATACATTGTAAAAAATTCAGAGTTTTTATTGCCAGCTGGTTTTCTGTTACCGACCTTATATAATCTATATTTTCTTGAATTTTTATATTCTAATGGTTGATTTTTTGATTTTCCGTAGATAATCTCAATAAATTCTGAACCATCTAATTTGAGTTTTTCAATAATACCAACAGCATCACGTAAAACAACATTACCAGAACATGCAAATGAATATATGTCTTCAAAAAAGGACAACTCAATAACCAAATGTTTTAATTTAAAGGTGTCGCCATAATCGGTAATAATATCCACTGCTTCCAAGTTGAAGTCTTGTGCATATCTTGGTCCGCCAGCTGGTGCGCTATTATCTTCAGCCATATTACTTCATCAATTCCAAAAATTGCGACTCTAGTTTATCCGCATATGCTTTATTTAATATTTTTATATTTCTTTTTGACTCGTTTAAAGAAATTTCATATTCATAATTTGTAACTGTTCTTCTCGTAACATTTACCTGAATTGTTTCTGAACCCAATGTATATGTTGTTGTTGTATTAGATTGCAAACTGTTATAAACTTCTTGTGAAATTGTTTCAGTATCAACAGTTGTTGTGTTTGTGTTTATATTTGTTTGTGTGGTAATTTTTTCATAATGGTGAATAGAATTTAAATTACCAGTATTATATTTGTTTAGAATATATTTTTCAAATTTATTTGAACTTAATGGCCAGTCCCATTGTGGATCATTTAATTGGTTACAATATAAAACAATCCAGAAACGATTAACATCTCCATAATATTTGTAAGCAATAATTTCAGGAGTATCACCGTCTTGTACGTCATAACTATAATAAACCAGAGTATTATTTAATATACTTGGTATTACACTTGCTCTTGCCATCAAATTTGTATAGACTGTGGTAACGTTATTTTGGTCCACATATCTTATTTTTGGTAAAGAATTAAAGTATTGCATTAGTATCCTGCCTCAATTGATGCTCTGTCAACCAAGATAATTTCTTTAAATGTGATGTTCACAATACTTTGTACCGGTGCACCATCTGTGTGTGTTGTCCATCCATTTGGTGCATAGTTTACATCAATTGATTCGACCACACATCTTTGTAATCTTGGTAGATTTGGATTTGTTTTGCCTTGGAAACGGAAATCAATGTTAAAATAAGCGGGTGGCACCCAAAACATACCTGCAAAAGCGGTTGATGCAGCTGGCGCAGCCCACTTTCTAAACATTTTGATGATTTTTTTAACGTCTTCAGCTTCTTTTGCTGAGTATGGTGTAAATGTGAATGACATATCGAATGTTCTGAAGTCAATACCTTGAAACAACATTTGTTTCTGTGGATTGAAAACATAACCAGCTTTGTTCAATATAACTCTTGTAGCTTCATTATTTAACACATCTGTAACTTTACTAACAACACTACCTAAAAGCTTTACTGCACCAGCAGCTGATGCTAATGTTGTGGTATCATCATAAGATGCAGTAGAACTTAAAGAAAAGTTTTCTGGCATGTATAGAGATATGTAACCTACTGGTGTTCCTTTTCTCTCACTAAAGTAATTTGCAAATGCAGCAATACCTTTCGCTCCACTATCAAGAAGATCCACTCCAGCATTGAGGCCTGAAGTGAAACCGGATCTAGGGTCATCAGCAACTTTTTTTATAGTATCTGATGTTTCTTTTACAAAAGCAACTCCGCCTGTCGTAACGGATTCTCCAGAAGTTTCAGAAAATGCACTTGCCGCATCACCAACAGCATCAATAGATTTATCAACCAACTCTCTATTTGCTTTCTTAATGCCGTCCAAACCAATTTCTTTCACTTCTTCGATTGTAAAGAATACTGAATGTGATTTGGTGGAACTACCTAAGTCTCTTGGATATTGTACAAAGTCCAGTCCGCCACTATCATACAATGATCCAAGTGGACCGCCTAGTAATCCACCTGGTATATTAATGCCGCCAATTGATGTTGGTATTGAAATAAGTGCCATCGTTTTGTTTTCTGAAAGAGTGATATATAGTATTTATGGCATATTCAGGAACGTTTCGACCCTCAAATCCCCAAAAATACATGGGAGACCACAAAAACATTATATATCGCTCATCATGGGAATGTCGAGTGATGAATTGGCTCGACAAAAATCCAAGTATTGTGTCTTGGGCCTCAGAAGAATTGATAATTCCATACAAATCACCAGTTGATAATCGTATGCACCGATACTTTCCAGACTTTGTTGTTAAAGTTAAGGACAAAAATGGGCAAACAAGAACGATGATGCTTGAAGTAAAACCAAAATATCAAACAATGGAACCTGAAAAGAAGAAACGTGTTACGAAACAATACATACAAGAGGTTGTCACATGGGGTGTCAATCAAGCCAAATGGAAGGCTGCAACAGAATATTGTTTGGATAGAGGTTGGGAGTTCAAGTTAATAACGGAAGACCATCTTGGACTGTAACTAAATATCCAATGACGACAAAATCCATACTCACCACATTATCCGAAGAAAAGGCAGCGGCTCAATATCCAACAATGAGCCGTGAATCTTTGCGTTGGTTGTTGCAAAAAGTTGCAGCGCTTAGAAATCCAACACGTTTATCTGTTCCAATTACAAAAGAACAAAGTAGATGGACAAGACCAGGAGACAGACAGAAATTTTTAATGGGTGGCATGTATTACTTTGTGTATGATCCAAAAGGTAAGGCAAATTTACCATATTATGACAGATTTCCACTGGTATTACCACTTAAAAGACAATCAGATGGGTTTATTGGGTTAAATCTACATTATTTGCCGTTAAAGTATAGGGTTCTTTTCCTGCGTAAGTTATTGAATTTCGCAATCTATGATGAGAATGATGAAATAAAGCGAATCCGTATCACCTATCAAATCCTGGAAGCTTCTTCTAGGTTAAAAGAATTCAGGCCTTGCATCAAACACTACCTATACAGTCATATAAAATCCAGAATTCTGGCTGTAGAACCTAATGAATGGGATATTGCAACATATTTACCAATTCAACAGTTCAAAAAGGCAAAACCACAAGAAGTCTGGAAAGATTCGGTCCAAGAAATAAGGAATTCTTAAATGGCACGCACACTCAACGATTTTAAATCAAGTTTTTCTGGTGATTTGGCTAGAACCAGTAGGTTCGATGTTGAAATACCTCTACCATTAACTTTGGTACCATATATAAAGTCTGCACGTAGACTAAATTACAGATGTGAAGTGGCCACATTGCCAGGAAGAACATTTGCAACAACGGATCAAAAGACTTATGGTCCAATAGAAAAACATCCATATCTCACAACATACAATGATATTGATTTGACATTCATTGTTGATGATGATATGCAACAGAGATTGCTTTTTGATGGTTGGTTGAATTACATCAATCCAACATACAATTACAATATGCGTTACAAAGAAAATTATGCAACAACTTTGACAATCAATCAATACAACGTTTCAAATGAAAAAACATATGCCGTCAGTTTGATGGATGCATATCCAATTTCTATGAATCAATTGGATTTAGATTGGAACGGAGATGGGTATCATAAACTGACAGTAACATTTGCATACACATATTGGAAAAATTTGTCTCTACAAGCTTTGGGTATGGACCTTTTGGATGCAGGTTTGGATTCTATTGCAAGTGGAATGGGTGGATTAGGTGGTTCTATTGGAAATGCTGTTTCAAGTGGATTTAGTGGCATAGCAGATTCAATATCATCACCAATAAATTTTAATGAATGAACTAAGGAGTTATTATGGCTTTACCAAAACTTGAAGTGCCAACATATGAACTGGAATTACCACTTTCTAAAAAGAAAATTAAATATAGACCGTATCTAGTCAAAGAACAAAAGGCCTTGATGATGGCCCTGGAATCTTCTGATGCAAAAACAATTCAACATAATGTCAGAGAAATTTTGACTGTATGTACTTTGTCTAAAGATGTGGACATTGATGAATTGCCGATTGTAGATATTGAATATTATTTTCTACAGTTGAGAGCAAAATCAGTCAGTGAAATCTCCGAATCAAAATACCGTTGTAACAATGAAGTCGATGATAAAGTCTGTGGCAACATCATGGAAGCCAAGATTGATTTGACTGAGATACAACCAGTACAAGAAGAATATGTGGATCCAGAAATTAAATTGACGGACACAATCACCATCAAGATGAAATATCCACCATTCAAACTGGTCAAAGATTCTATTGATATGGATAACATCACAGAAGTTACCTTCAATATGTTGGCACAGTCAATTGAATATGTTTATGATGGTGAACAATTTCATTATGCGAAAGAATCTTCGGTAGAAGAATTGGTTGATTTTATTGAACAACTCAACCAAGAACAGTTTGAAAAACTGGAAAAGTTTTTTAATAGTATTCCTAAACTATCTAAGAAAATTGATATGACTTGTTCCAAATGTGGTTTCGAACACCACTTGGATGTGGAAGGGCTCGAAAGTTTTTTCGGCTAATACTTTGTTATGATGATTTAAAAAATTACTACAAGACTAACTTTTCTTTGATGCAACACCATAAGTATAGTCTTACCGAACTTGAAAATATGATACCTTGGGAACGAGATATCTATGTCGCCATGTTGATTCAATATTTGGAAGAAGAAAACCAAAAACTAAAAGAACGACAAAGAAATAAATGAAGTTATTCGGAAATAAAAAAGAAGGTACAGGCGATAAATCGTCAAGTCCTGTTGCGTCTGAAAAAAC